GCTGGCAATGGCGGCGTTGGAACGTCTAGCTTTGAATTAACCAAACCTCAATCTGGCGTGTCTGGAAGCGGTGGTGTTGGTGTTGAAATTCCTGTCGCACATCCAAGCGGAGTTTCTGGTGGTGGTGGCACGGGCGCAGTTGGCATTGAAGCTCTTGAGATATCAATTAATGAAACTGGAGTTGGTGGTACGGGTGCAATCGGCACTCCGATATATATTGCTGATTTACAAGCTGGCGTTTCTGGAGTTGCTGGTGATGGTGAAACTGGATCAGAGGCGATAGAGACGAACAAAAATGCCACTGGTCTTGCTGGCACAGGTGCCGTTGGTGCAGAAATTGTTCAACTCTTCCCAAGCCAAAATGGAGTTTCTGGCTCTGGAGGGGTCGGATCAGAAAACATTGATATATCATCAGCAGCCTTATCAGGCGTTTCTGGCACAGGTGATGTTGGCACAATAACTGAAGAAGGAACTGAAGAAACTACTGGAGTTTCTGGAACAGGCGGCGTAGGCGCTGAAGCAATTCAGCTAGAAATTGTCGAAGTTGGTGTATCTGGAACAGGTGGTGTTGGTAATGAAAGCATCCAAGCGGATGCGACTATAACAGAAACTGGCGTCAGTGGCACAGGAGCGGTTGGATCAGAAACACCAGAGCTATCAATCGCTGAAGCTGGGGTCAGCGGCACAGGAGGCGTTGGAAGTGCTGTGCCAGAAGAAGAGTTTGGCTGGGGTGTTGGAACGTGGGGTGATGGGGCTTGGGGAGACATTGCTGGCAGGCCACATCCATCTGGTGCAAACGGCACAGGCGGCGTTGGGACGGTTGATGTCTTGTTGATAACAACTTGGGGGCAAGGTGGCTATGGTGAAGGACAATGGAATTGAGGATAAATAAATGAGTTACACAACACTCAAAGCCCAAATCCAAGATTTTTTGGAAGATGACTCAACAGAGTTTGTCGCATCAATTGATACGATAATAGCGCAGGCTGAAGAAATGGTATTTCAGCGACTGCCAAATTTGCCATGCTTTCGGGCGACATCTAGCGCGGCTAATCTTGTGGTAGGCACAGCGTCATATACAATACCAACAGCGCGGATGATCCGACAAGTGTCAATCACAAACAGCAGTATTGTGACATATCTTGATCATAGAATTGATTCATATCTGCGGGATTATTGGCCCAATTCAACAACGCAAGGCACTCCACGAATGTACAGCACAGATAGTGCAGGAACGGCTGGGACAGTCATTACATTAGCGCCGACACCCTCTGCGGCATTGGCCTATAGCGTAGATTTTATCGCCCCTGAGACGGGGCTAAGTGATGCCAATCCAAATACTTGGATTGACACTAACGCCTCCACAGTTCTTCTTGCTGCGGCTCTGTACGAGGCTTCTGCGTTTTTAAAAGCGCCAGAAACTTTATCTCTGTATAAAACCCAGTTTGACGAAGCAGTCCAACTTACAGTACAAGAGATGCAACGTGACTACGCAGCAGAATACAATGGAGGCATATAATGGCTATAACACAAGCAATGAGTACGCTCTTTAAAAAAGACGTATTGTTGGGCGACCATCATCTTGACAGCGATAGTATTTATATTGCGCTGTATACTAGCAGCGCAACACTGAGCGCAGCGACAGATGGTTATATAACCAGCAATGAAGTTGCCAGCGGCAACGGATACACAACAGGTGGCAACGCATTGTCTAGCAAAGCGGTCACTGAAAACAGCACAAGTGGTGTTTTTGATGCGGCTGATCCAGAATGGACAAGCGCAACATTTACAGCCCGTGGCGCTTTGATTTACAACAAAACGCTAGGCGATGCATCTTCAAACGCAAGAGGCGCAATTGCCATTCTTGATTTTGGCGGTGACTTTTCTGTTTCTGGTGGTACTTTTAAAATTGTATTCCCAGCAGCAACTGCAAACAATGCAATTGTAAGGATCGACTAAAATGGCTTCAACCTATGTAAACGACTTACGCCTCAATGAAATGGCGACTGGCGATCAGTCGGGAGCATGGGGAACAGTCACAAACCTAAACTTGGAAATGATTGCAGAGGCATTTGCTTATGGCACTGAAGCCATCGCGAATGCCTCTACACACACAGTCACTATTCCAGATGGTGCCAAAGGTGATGAACGAAGGTTCTATCTCAAATGCACAGGCGGCGGTCAGGCTTGTACAGTCACGCTTGCGCCCAACACCGTTTCAAAAGTTTGGCTAATTGAAAATGCAACGTCTGCAACTTTGACATTCACCCAAGGCTCTGGAGCAAATGTTGCGGTGCTTGCTGGTCAGGTCAAAATGATCGCCACAGACGGCGCAGGATCAGGTGCGGTAGTTTATGATCTTTTGACAGACGTAAATCTGGCTGGAACAACTGTAACTGACATTATAACTGCAAACCAAGCCACCGTCGATGATATCGATTTAAATGGCAAAGTCATTACAATGACTGGATCGTCAGGCGACACAGCAACGCTAACTGTCGCGGCAGATGGTGCGTTGGCAATCGCCACAACAGATACAGCAGCAGCAGCAGCTAACATATCTATTACGGCTGACGGCACTTTCACAGCCACAGGAACAACAGTTACTTTGACTTCATCTGGTGCCTTGAGTGCCACAGGAACAACCATCACGTTGGATAGTGCTGGTGACATCGTTCTTGATGCTGATGGTGCAGATGTAATATTTAAAGATGATGGTACATCTATCGGTCAATTCACAAATAGTTCTAGTGATTTTGTCATCCAAGCAAATGTGCAAGACAAAGACATTTTGTTTAAAGGCGATGATGGTGGTTCTGGAATAACTGCTTTGACGCTTGATATGTCTGCGGCTGGTGCGGCTGCTTTTAATTCTAGCATTACATCTGGCGGTGCAGCGGTCAAAGTTGCTGGCAAAGAAACAATTTTCGTACCAGCGGTTGCGATGTATCCAAGTACAACCAATCCTTGCAGTGATGTTGAACAAGTTGAAACAACAGCATTACGGCCTGATTTAAAAGTCCTAGACTTTGCGGCTGATGCGGATGACTTTGCTCAGTTTGCTATCGCCATGCCTAAATCTTGGAATGAAGGCACGATCACTTTTCAACCTTTCTGGACAGTGACAGGCACAAATACTGGAACGGTTGCGTGGCAATTAGCTGGGGTGGCGATTACAAGTGACGAAAGCATAAACACAGCTTTTGGCACTCAAGTTGCGACTACTGCTCTTGCCTTTTCTGGTACGTCAAATGACTTGATGGTCTCAGCAGAAAGTGGCGCAGTGACAATCGCAGGAAGCCCAGCAGCAAATGATATGTGCTTTTTCCAAATTAATCGTGACACTAGCGCAGATGATCAAACAGGAGCGGCAAGGTTGTTGGGTGTTAAAGTGTTCTTTACAACTGACGCAGCGAATGACGCATAGGAGTAAAAATGACAGGTTTTGGAACTAATGTTTTAGGATTTGGGTCAGGAGGCAGTGGTGGGCCTGTTACTTTAACGACTCAGACACTAGTGAATGGGCAAGAGAATTATAATAGCGTTACTACTTCTAATTTTATTTCTGACGGTGGCACACTAATCGTACCTGCTAACTTTTGGGTTTGGGGTAATGCTGCCTTTTCTGGAGCAATGAATGTAGATACTCCCAACTGCATTATTGAAAATTATGGAAAGATAATAGGCAATGCTGGTTATAGGGCTATGTATATTGGGCAAGCTGGGGTCACAGTAATCAATCACGCTGGTGCATATATTGCTGGAGGTGGCGGTTCTGGCGGGAGTGGAAATTGCGGGGGTGGTGGTCAAGGTGCTGGAGATTATGCCACCGAATTAAATGCAACAGGTGCTGCTGAAGGCAACGCTAATGGTGGTCAAGGCGGTGGTGCTGGCGCTGGCGGTTCTGGGTATTTTACCAACGCTTCTGGTTACTGCGGAACTGGAGTTGCAAGAGGTGGAAGAATACTTCCCGGCAATGGTGGTGCTGGAGGTTGGGTTTCTGGCGCTGGTGGCTCTGCTGGCAATGCTGGAGGAAGTTCAGGTAATTATGTTTACGGTGCCGGCGGTGGCGGTGGCTGGGGTGCATCTGGTGGCCGATCTGCCAATTTAGGTAGTGCT